GTCCTTGTGATTTAATTCACAAGGATTTGTTCTACTTCTGCAAGGAAGTGTTGAGTCCGTGTATCGACGCGGACGATCCTGTCCCTCAGATCAAGGTCTGTTGGGACGCTGAAAACCTCTGGGAGTGTAGACTCCCTAGAGAACTCACGGGACTCGATAAAAGAGTCTCGTTTAGCGACCTGCCAACCATTTGGCATGCGCAAAAGGTGCTTTATGAAGGCACTTTCTGGTTCCGAAGGTTAATTCGGAAAGATTCCAAGACTCGTTGGAATCCGAACGGCGAAGCCGTTCTCCGGCTTTTGGCCGGCTTGGGCTCGTTTTCGGGCCCTGAAGGTGTCCACAGACTTGTGGACATGAAGTTATCCCAGTCAGGGGTACACAAGCTAAAGTCTATTTTAGCTACTGTCGACGGGTTGGTCATGCAACTCGTCCTTGGCTTCCCTCAAAGGGAAGACCTCCTGGGTTGGTCCAGGATTGATCAGGTAATAAACTGCCTGATTTGTCAGCTTTTGCCTGACTATTTCCGGAATGAAATTCCGGACAGACCTTCTGCGTACGAGAAGATCAAGAAATTGCGTAAAGCAATTAAAGAACAGGGTTTCAACCCTATTGGAGACATGCGCTCCATAGACGTCCCTCGCGAGATGTCATTTTTCAAGGTTATACTTGATTCTATGTCTGATAGGAAGACTCCTATCGACATGTTCAGAGTCACTCTTTTGAGTCAGACTCGAGCTTCTGGGGTTCCCCCCAGATCTGTCTACCTGAAGACACTTCAGGAAGTAAAGGAGGTTTTGACCGAGCCTCCTGACAAATCCGTTTACGAACGGATGAAATTCTACATCGCAGAAGGTGTAGACGTCCTCCACAAGGAAGTTGTGGAGTCTATAGGTTCAGAGTCTTCCTCTGAACAGTTTTGGTCTGTTGTGATCAACAAGGCCAAGATATCACTTAGTGATAGCGGAGAGTTCTTCACGAACTCCTCATCGGGCGGCAAATTAGAAGCTGCCAGAAAAGTTCTCCGGTCAAACGGAGAGATTCCAGAGTTGAATCTGGAGAATGGTCGTCCCACTGGGAGGATCTTAAAGCCTGGTACCGATGGTACCGGGGAATGCCTATTTCACTGGGCATGTAATCAGTTCGCCGACAGGCGGACTATATACGACAGAAACGTTATGTCTGTCAGGGTTTCTCTAGTCGCAGAACTAGGGAAGTATCGTGCGATTACGGTGTCGCACCTAGCTCATGCCATGCTCTTGCATGTCATGTCACATATACTGTTAGAGTATCTGACAGTAATACCTTCGTCCCGATCTGGAGTCGGGGCGGCCAATCACGCTTGGAATTTCTTCAAGCGTCTTTCGCATAAGAATCCTTCTGCGAATTTCATCTTTGGTGACAAAGATGTTTACCTTCTGTCCAATGACTGGACACAAGCAACAAACTACTGCGATCACGCAGTAGCACAGGCGATGATAAATCGACTCGCCTTTAATGTCGGAATTCCGACATGGTACAGGCAAACGTGTATGTTTGCTTTATGTGCTCCTCGACAGGTCGAGGAGATGGATGAGGACAAAGTCCTCAGTAGATACTTCACCACTAGAGGTGAGTTAATGGGTGACCCTGTTGTAAAGGTCATCTTACATTGCTACCATTTGGTAGCAAGGTTTGCTGCTCAAAAGCAGTTGAGTGTTCTTGCGAACAATCCACACCAATTAAATGGTGTTTGACTGTAAAAGTCAACCGCGCTCACAGCGCCACCCTCTCACGGAAGTGAGACGCCCCTAGGGGCATCGTCAACCGAAAGGTGGAGCCAC